TTTTGGTTTTAAAATAAAACAAAAATAATTAAACAATAAAAGAACAGCAATTATAATGATAAAAAAGTACATTATAAATTCTTAAAAATTATCGCATATGTTTGATTTCAACTGTGGACGATTAGTTCTAAAACCAACCTCACCACTTACAATTGATAAATTGTGGTACATTTTAGTGTCGGCATTGTAAAATTTTGGTTTATTATACTTGCGTCTAAATTCTGAACACAACCTATGTTCGTCTACTTTCTCTTGCAATTTATAGTGAACTATAGTCTTCACAAAAGGTATACACTTGTTGAGCACATCTATAAAATGCTTTTCTGAAAATTTTTGATCCTCATCTTTACACTCGTTTATATTCAACACATACAGCATAGCCTCAAAGCAACTGTTATAAATGTATAAACATTTTTTGTTATGTTTGTAACACAAATCGTTCTTTAAAATGTTTTTATAAAATACATAACCGCTCTTGGGATCAGAGTTGTAAAACAGAACATTTGCTAAGAAATGTTGAACAGGCACCACTAGTATGATGGTCACATCCTTTATCTCGGGATATTTTTTTTTATCATAATTTTCATACACGCTACCGTCAAAAATCTCATCATTGCAAAACTCGTGATCCATATATATCAACCCTAATCTATTGCTGCAACCCCTGTCGTACCCGTCTTTAACAAAGAGCATTTCGTTATTAGTGATCATTACTTTATAGTTTGCGTTAAAAGATTCCTCCGGACCGTATTTACGATTGGCCGAATCAAATTTAGTGCTGTCGGCAATAGTCTTTAGATACTTTTTAGTCGTAATGGCAGCCTCGTTCATGATGTACAACTGCGACTCGTATTTTTTAATTTTAGTAGTTTTATCTTCGTTATGAATATCGTATACATTTTTATCACATTTATGCACTAATATAATTTTATCCAATAATTCGTATAGAGACGATTTGCCGCAATGCGGTTTAGACGTGATAGTCAACGCCATCTTTTCGTAATCGGTCGGTATCGCCAGAGACGCGCAAAAATTTATAATCGCTTTAGAGTTTGTCGCGTTAAAGTTAGTCAACACCCTAAAATAGCAAAATCCTTTAACCACGTTGTGCAGCAGTTTGATATCCATATCGTCCGTGATATATTTTGCTAAATATATTCTGATATAAAATCTTACCATGAAAGAGTACAAATCGTCCGTGGTGTGATTGTACTCGATCATACGATCCGTCCAAATCGCATACGTAATGGGTATTTTTTTTAATTTATTATAGATAACGTTCACCCTATTGACCTGCTTGGCATGTTTATGCTTGTTTATTGCCCTCTCGGAGCCCGAAATTATCCATTCCTTTAAAATGTCATCGTTTAAAGGTTCGCAATAATTGAAGCGTTTCAGATTAAAATACACGCAATCTATGACGTTGTTTCTATTCTCGTAAAAATGTAATTCTTTTAATTCATCATCGGTCAAATCGTTGGATAGGATATCGTAAATAGTCTGGCACTTGACGAGAGACCACATAAAAATTGTAATTTCAGATTTAGGTATTAAAAATTGTAACGTCAAAGCCACCCTAAGACCCATCAAATGTATTTCCTCATCATCTTTATTGAAAAAATTATGCAACAAATCCTGCGCATTTTTTTTTATCAACAGGAGTATAGTCATACCGACATCGACGCTCAGCAACCAATCCACCATGCACTTTAATTTGTCAGATAACATTATCGTTTTTTCGTGCAATTTTAGTAAGCGACAATCAAATAAGTTAGACTGAACGTTGTTGAAAGCTTTTTCAAATTTTTTCGCATGATAGGCTTTAAAGAGAACTACGTCATTTTTCATGGCCCCCATGAGCGTGCTAAACATCTTTTGCCCGATAAATTTTTGTTCTATATCGATATAACATTTTTTAAGCGCGGACAACACTACAAAAGGACACGGTTCCTTGTAATTTTTTTTACGAGAATCAAAATTGCCGTGCTCCGTCATGTAAAAATCGCGAATATAATTAAACCGCAAGTCCGAAACTTGCACCTCGTCGGCCGACCTAAACCCCATGGCCAGATCGTGCTCCTTTTTATTTTTGTAATATTCGTAAATTTTTCCGTTAAAAATATAATTATCGCTATTGTGCTTTATTTTTTTAAAGAAACCAAAACTAATCACGTCGCTGTCCAGCTCACATTCCCTGACAAAATTGCTGCTTATTTTCCAAGTATTAAACTTTTTAAACACTGCAAAGTGAATGGCAAAATAGTAACCGAGAGCTTTTTGAGGTTGTTTGAAAAAATTTAAACTATTAAAAAACGATTTAGCATTCTCCTCACTAGTCAAGTATATGCGATTATATTCGTACAAATGTTCATAGTCGTTAGACACCTTGGAGCACAACAAATGTAGAAACAACAAATAGTCCTCGACCTTCTGCTGATCGTGCAGCATGATGTTTTCTTCGCAAAATTTCCACACATTGACGATCAAGTATGTGAAGGTGACGAAATTGCTCAACGTCAGATAGTCCTCTAGGAAATTGGGTCCGCACCCGTGATTGGGCATCGCTTCGTCCATTTCGTCATTGATGATTTTCAGACATTCCGTTATCTTAACGTCAAACTCGTTGAACCACACGGAAGACGGCGACACCTTGATTGTCTCCCTCTCGATGTCGGACAACTCTTCCACGTCCATACATTCGGTCCTGTCCGCCATCGTCACGGTCCTCAAGCATTGCAAATCAATTTTACCGTAATCTTTAAAGCTATCGACAAAACTGCACTCGGTAATCTGAGTCTCATTCAGTATGTAATTGATCAGCACTTTATTCTTGGTGCCGACAAACTGTCCGGCAAAAGTGACGTAACACACTTCATTGTTGTACACGAGCTTCATCACTTTCACATCAGTCTCCACAACATGTCCGTTGGTAAACAAAAGTCTGTCTTGATGTTTGATGACGCACAAGCAGTCGAAGTTGACGCTCTCGTCGCACAGCAGATTGTAATCACCCAAATCTTGATGAAATTTCATGGGAATCAGGTTGCTCAGTTTCACGCCGAACGCCAGCTGAAGATAGATGCGCCACCCGAGAAACACAGCGCTAAGATTGGGCCACACCACGTAACGTCCCATCCTAAGGCACTTGTTGGCTTTTTCCGATTGTAGCAACTGATAAAAATTTATTTTCTCCTTGATTCTGTCGTAATCGCTCGCCAGCATATAGGGAGTGACCCTCGTGCTGCAATAATTGGCCACGTGACACCACGAGTGATTGTCATTCTCGGTGATGTGTTCTCCGAAAATATCTACTAGAAAATTGATGTTATCGCAGCCTCTTCGTTTGTACTGCCCCGTGCGTTCGTTGTAAAAATACCAATATTCACTCGAAACACAATCTTTGTCGCTGAAAGTCTCCTGTGTTTGGTAAGCGTCTAATACAATGGATAAAGACATTTTGATTCAAATTATTGTATGTGTATCTATTTTTATACTGATTATTGTAATATATTATTTTAACATATTTAATCTGTATAGATTAAAGATAAAACGGTCGGCCTATCTTGATATACAACCTCATATCAAATTAATGAGCCGCGATAACGAAAGATTGTTTCTTATAAATCCCGAACGAGTTGTGATCTACAATCCGGGCGACGTTATCTATTACTACTTCGAGGGTGGTGTGAGCCAACGTGTGTGCCCCGACAAGGAGTACGCAGTCGTTCGCATAAGCGGTGCCGACATTAAAATGATAAACCAGTCGGGCGTGTACAACGTCGCGTGCACCGGTATCTCATCGTTATCGCTCTTGGATAATTTTAGCGAGACGGTTTCGCAACAAAATATTCCGATAGCCGACGCCAGGTTCACGCTACTGGACATTCTCAATTTCTTAATCGCAAACGGGTACGCATCTGTTGCTTAAATTTTTCACTATCTGCGTGTGCCAGTACTCCCAGTCGTCGATCGGTGTGGGGCACTCGGACACGTTAACAAAGTAATCGTAATTGTAATCGTTGTTTTTTTTATCGTCCACCAACGTGATGCTTTTTATAAAATTTATTCCCTTCTGTTTCAAGTGCCACAAGACCACGCGCGGCGATTTAGGAATGTACACTCTGTCTACGTTTAAATAAAAAGGAGTGTTTTTGTACAGCACGTCATATTCCCTATCCAAGTGAACGTCTTGTTTGTAGACGCCACCTTCGTTACCCTCGGCCAAAATTAGGTAAAAATAATGATACAAATTTAATTTTTTTAAACTGTAAATGACGTGTTCACGATCGCCGTAACTCCACAGACACAAAAGGCAATTCCTGGAACGAAGATCGTTGAGACTGTCGTACACGGCGTCGTCTCTGATGTTGACGTTGTCTTCGTCCGTTATCAAAGTGGAGTCCATATCGAAAACGATTACGTCCGGATGATCTAAAAGACTGTTGTATCTGATGGTGTTTAAAGAGCTGATATCGTTTACTAGCCATTCGTTCAGCAGATTGTACTGGGGCGGATTACAGTAGAGTACAAAAAATAAACCTAAATATTGTAAATTGAATTCTTTTTGTAGCTGAAACCTAAAGTTTCTCGTGTTATCGTCGCTCACGATCACGGTGGATGTGTAATTGGAAAATATCTGATTGTAATACGACGCTTCCATGACGATAAATTCAATCTGAATCTTGTGTTTGTAAGAAATTTGTAACAAATCTCCTATTTGAGATAAAAATAAAACATGTCCCTTGACGGTGGCCCAAGTGTTGCGCAAAACGAGCCAATTCATGCTATGTTTGATATTTTTACAGAATTTAGACAGACCCGAAACTACACAGGACTCATCCAGTATCTTATCACTAATTATCCTAAAAATGTTAAAAATCGCACGTTCAATTTCACTAACGCCGGGCACACGTTTCATTTGTTGTACGCGTATATCCCGAGCGTGTCTAGCAAAGAGCGCAAGCAGATCAGGCTCGACTGCATAGCGAAATTGATTCAGAACACCAGCAACGACCACAAATTGTATGTCGAGATATTCGAATTAATGGGTCATAAAAATAAATGTCCTTGCGAAATGATTTCGGCGCGCCTCAAAGAGCACATCAATTATACAGACAACCTGTTGCACAAAAATTTTGACATTAAACCTGTCAAATTAAAAAAAGAGCCTATTGATAATATCCTGTTTAAATATTCAATAAACTGGAAACATAGTTTGCGTAAAAGAAAGGTCAAGAGCAACGAGAGTGCGGTGGTAAAAAAAAAGAGCGTCTCGCGTGACATTAATAAATTAATTATTCACGAGGTGATCGACGGTCTGGCGCCAACTAGCCTGTTGTCCTTGAACGGCGCTACTGTCGGCCCGTGCAGACACAGGTTTGTCACTATAGAGAAGCAGTGTAGAGCCGGAGACGAAATCGTCAGCTTCATTCGTTATTGTGAATTGTGTAAAATCACTGCAGACAGGGACGATCCGTAGCCTTGCACCGCATGCTGATCACGCAAAAAGCCTCACCCTCGGGACAGTTTATTTTAATATTGTCACGGTAATAAGCCCTACAATCTAAAGGGTCGGCCGAAATCGTGGTCAAAACTGTCGGAGCGGTGGGCAGAAATAGAACAATAATAATAATAATAATAACAATGAGTATCATAACTTATTTTTGTTTATTCATATGTATTGATTAATGTGATAGTTGCTGCGACGGCGTCTCGGAGAGCGCGACCTGGACCTGGAGCGTCGGCGAGTCGATGCTGTGGACCTGCTCCTTCTGCGGGGCGAGTAGCTTCGAGAGCGGCGACGTCTTCTCATCGGTGAACGTGAACGGCGGCGTCTTACCATTTTGTCTTATAATATATTATAGTCTTATATAATTTGCTGTTTGACTTTTTTTATTTGATATCCGACGTTGGTGATCTCGATTTTGGTTTAACGCTAACATCCCCGACCGCGACTTTTTCTACTACGTTATGTTTTCTACTTTCACGTACACGTTTCAAAAATTGAAATCTCTTGTTGTAATCGGACACGTTAAATTTCACGTTTTCCGCGGCACACTGCTCTACCGTGTTTATGAAAATGTTGTTGACCGCGTTGTACACCATCCGATTTATGTCTGATGATTTTTCAATATTGATGGCAATGTTTTCGATAACGAGGGGATTTTTAATCAGAATATGTTCGCTGTTCTTGGCCTCGTGAAAATATTGAACGTTCTCGCCGATGAGCAGTGTAAACTTATCCACGATGGCCTTGCACGGGTCCGTTTCGTTGTTGTAAACGATGACGTCCGTGGTGTTTTTAACTTTAACGATGGGAAATTTACTCAGTTCGTTAAACACAGATTTGTTGATAAAAGCCAAAGAACTAACGACACTCTCAAAGTCGAGGCGAATGTTGTTGATGCCGGTCAATTCCCTAATATTGTCTAGCAGCGGCCCCAAGTCATTTTCGCCGAAACAGGGAACACATTGCTTTTCGGTGGTAAACAGTATATTTTCCAACACTTTATACAAGGGTTTATATTTATCGAGGCTATACACGTAAATGTACAGCATGATTATATCGCGCACCCTATAGGTCGTCGAAGTGACGCCGGCGCTGACAAAGTACGTCATCATTTTTTCCGCATACGACAGATATTTCGACACGTCGGTGACGACGGTGCTCGGTACGGGAGCGGCCAGTCTACGGGGCGGCGGTAACACCGTGTTGGGTGCCGCCGGTTCCGGTGCGTTGTTAACGTACTGCGCGTAAACGGCTCCCCCTCTAGTCACCATGACGTTCTGCGCCGCGACCGCGGCATCGTTCATCAAATCTTGCAACATCTGAACATTCAAATTAATGGTGTTGGCGTTGCCCAATAATGGAAAAAACTGTTCGTAATAGGGCAACCTCATCTGTTCATCGTCTAGGGCTTTTTTCAAATTTTCTATTGCCAGAAACAACCTGATTCTACCAGACATTTTACAAATAAAACTTATCATTGTCATCGTTTATAAAGATATATTTTTATTGATAATGCACATCGCAAACATCGTATTCGCTCAAAATTTTTATATAATACAACGGAAATTGACACAATACACAGTAATTATTCACATTCAAAACAATGTTTCTCATTTCCTCTATATCGTTATCGTTAAAACGAACGGGTAAGCATCCGCAATCGTTAAGACTGTACAAATTCAAGGATTGGACGCTCGCCGTGTCCGGTCTGCAGTGGAAACAGTAATCTTCGTCTTTGTACCACTCGTAGCTCCAGTTGTCCGGAGTGTAGGCTTCGTCGGATTTGATAAACAAAATGAAATTCACAACGTCATCGACGGTAGTGTACTTGTAGAGCGGCTTGCTGTAATTGACCGGCACCACCACATCGACGTCGTCCTCGTCCTCGATGGCTCGATACACAGATATAATATCCATCTCTGGCGGAATTTCTATCTCGGGCTCTCCCGACGGATACAACATTGTGATTGTCGGCGCTCCAATTGTGGACGCGTCCTATATAGTAAAGTTGTTTGTGGCCAAATTTTGGTAAATTTCCAAGATATCGATAGCGTAATCTATATTGTTGATTACAATATTATCGTCGTTCGTTTGTTCGATAGCTGTCGTGAATTTTTGCAAACCCCTAGTCATCGGCCGTAATCTTTTTAGACTGTCTATCTTTGCGCGCGAAGCGTCGTTGATTAACTGCTGATAAACGTTGTCGGCAAGCAGCGCTTGGAGGACAGCCTCGTTTGCGGCCGGATTATTATTATTATTTTCTTGTCTAAATAAACTGGCTTCCATACTTATAATAAATTCACACTCTTGTTGAGCAACTTGGTAATGTCGTTTTGTAAATCGTTTCTGTTAAATAATTGCATAACTAATTCTTTGGGTAATATGAGATTAGTGCTAATCTCGTAGGCCAGATCTTTTTTAATATTTTCCAATTTAGATATCAACGACTCAAACTCCGCGTCCGAGTAATCGTTAAACACGGCCCGGCACACGTTTCTTATCTCCAAGTCGTAGGACCTTACCTTCTTTTGCTTTCTAGCCTCAAAGTACACTCTCATGAAAAAACCAATAAACAGTTTGTGCACCAATCTACCTATTTGTTTCGTCGGATAATGTTGTTCCATGAACTGCTTTAACGGAGCGTACAGTTTGCTGTTGTACGAACTGGTGTTGAGGCCGACGAGTAAATATTCAAAAGCGTCGTCTTTAAAACCCAATATGTATTTTTGACAGTTGTCGATAAGTGGTTTACATTTGTCGAAATTCCAGTAAAGAGGGGTGGCCTTGTCGCACAATAGATTGTAGAAAAATTGCAATAATAAATTAGTGATAATGTTGTTGACGTTAAAGACCTCGGTGTCGACGCCGCTAAGATCGCTCTTGAAAAGGACGAAAAATATGAGCGGTAGACCCAACATCGGTCTAAAGTATATATCCCATCCGTTCTGCAATTCAATGTCCATCAGAGAGATACCTTTAGAAACATAGGCCGCTTTGCAGGCTAGACAATCTAATTTATCCACGCAAACGTTGCATTTAATTTCGGACAATTGCACCAATTTGGCGGTCTTGTAGTACGGTTTGAGTTTGCCGATTATGCTGTTGAAACTAGGCACCTGTTTGATAAAATCATTTTCTAAAAATATTTTAAATATTTTTTTCACTTCGTCGTCCGATTCGTTGCGTTGCTCGTAGTCTTTTTTAATGGCGTCTATGACGTAACTAAACTGCGAGAAAAATGTGAGACCTTTAAAATTAAACGCACTCTTCTGGTCGTAGTATTCGGCCAGCAGAAAACAGATTTTGTCAATGTCGGATTCGTTCATTTTACAAACAAACTTGACGACGACCGATTTGGGGTCGATTTTATAAAAATGCAGACAGTACTCAATATCGTACACAACATCTTCGTGGATAGACATTGAACGCGCAAAATTGTATCTAGAGATGATAATAAACTTAAACGGTGACAGATATACGGCAAATTATATGTTTGACACGTCCCTTATGCAGGTAATCAATAAAGATTTACCACCGCCTAGATTAAAAAAAAGATTGTATCCATCATTAAAGAGCGTGCGTCATCCAGATTACACGCTTATCGACAATTATATATTTTCTATTTTGTATAAATTCAAGCACAATCCTGGTGTAGTAATCAGTAGCAATCAACATGAGTCAAGAAATTGTACCCGTCTTCAACAAATGGGAGGAGACCCTCGTGTCGTCGCTCAACAACCGAGACGTGCGCCATTTGCAATGCCTCGTACAATACAATACCTTGAACAAGTGCCTAAACTTTATGAAAGAGTGTCTTCCGATAAGCGTGCTGACCGAGCTCATTACCTACGACGATAACAATAAGATGGTGGTGGACGACAAGCTAGTGTGCGAAAAGAAGAGCAGTAAACAGAAAGTCATGTACAATATTGGTCACCGCATCAAGGGTGGTATTTTGAATTTTTACATGTGGGACAGATGCGTCGTGAGGGTGTGCGAAGGCGGATTTGGCAACTTTTTGTCCATCAAGGGTGACAATTATCCCGTAATCAAAGTTCATCTGCAGAAATTGATGGGCAA